AGGAACTGCCAACGAATCAATAAAGGCAGTAGCAGCAGGGTTCGAGACGAACGTCTGCATACCATTGACCATATAGAATATGTCAGCAGTAACAACACCACCCGAAGGTCCACGGATTTCGAAAATCTTACGCCCATCGGTAGTATAGAATCCGATAGGCAGGATTTCCCCGCGTCCCCACACTTCATCGACAACAAAGTCGATTCTAGTGCGGTCCCAATTGAAGGAACCTGTAACATTGGAACCGGCCATTTGCATACCGGAACCTTTACCATTGCCGAAATACATGTTCAGAGACTCATCCTTAGCAGCCTTCTGAATCATGATTACAAGCTGACCAATTTCCTCGTATGCTTGAATCTGGGCGGGATGTGTCCAGACACGAGGATTAAAATCATTGTCGATTCCTACTCTATCGCCAATTCGATTAATCGCCAAACGCGGGAACGGAAGCGCCAAAGCACCACCACCAGCATTTACACGATTAGAACGAATTTCCGGAGTAGCTGCTCGACTAAATCCAAGCCATGTTCCTGCGGAAGCATTGCTATGATGATAAGGCACACCATACAACGCTGGCAGAGAAGCAGGATTGGAAATACCATTGACAACCAGTCTATCAGTGGCAATAGCGCCAGCGATAGCAGGTGTTACGTCAATTGATTTGTTTGCAACATCCCACTTGGTAATCAAGCCAGAGCCTCGCAAAGTTGCGAGTGTAGCATCGAATACCTGAATGGTCTGTCCAAAACGGACAAGCTTTGCACCAAAACCATCGGTGCCAAGAGTATAAGTGTCAACGCCACCAGCAGTAGATACAGCAGAAATGGTGCCGACTGCACCAGTTCCATCCTGCATCATCTGAGCGTCTAACTGTCTACGCAGTTCATCCAATGCAGTTGCAGTAAGTCTGCGAACTCCATTGGTGATAGCTTTTCTTTCGTCGTCAGTTGACCACTGTGTAAGCTTGGTGTATTCGATGTTCTCGCTTACGAATACACAAGTTACGACAGCTTTGTCAAAAGTGGGTCCGCCACCCCGTCCCAGGTCTCCGCCGTCAGGATTGAAATACTGAAAGCTTCCACCGGGTCGAAGTTCAAGCGGAACTCTCATTTGGCGATTCGATATTTTTTCCACATCACGCTTTTTGATGTTGGAATAAAACTTATCGTCTCGCTCAAACAAGACGCGAATCTTTGGAAGGACTTTCTCCAGTTCCAAAGCCGCTACTTGAGCTTCAACAACAGCCATGTTTTCTCCTACTTCTCGGTTAATCCGAGTTTAGAAAATCTAGTGTGGACATTCCACGCGGAATATCCTTGGCTTCTTTAATCTTGCCAGTATTTCGTTCTTGGGAACGTGGCCGTCCCGGTGTAACTGGACCCCTTCGGGTCGATTCCTCATTATCTTCCCTGACACGATGACCTGTGCCGCGCAAAGCTTCATTTCTGGCCTTTTTTAATAGTGCAGGCAGCACTGTTTTAGCTTTGCTAACATAGGCTGAGCGAATTCTATCAGAGGATTCTTTGGAAAATCCGTCAGCGAAAGCTTTTTCCCAAAGTTTATCCAGAAGTGCCTTGAATCGTGAATCCTGATTGATAACCTTCTCAAGATTATCCATGCAATCACGCGCTGCATTCTTGCGCACGTAATCTGTCATTGACTTTTTAGGGTCAATATTCGCATCGATAGTATTCTTGAGAGTGTTATTCACACGAGTATTAAGGTCATTCCTCGTGTTTTCAAATTGTGTGCGGATAAAAGTCTGTTCTTTCTCCGCAAGCTGTTTTTCCCGAGAATTTTCTTTCGGGTCTTCATTATTTGCTAGTTGTGAAGGAGGTTTGAATTCAGTTGTTCCAAACACAAATTGATTTAGTAAAAGGGCTGCATTCTGTAATGCAACACCGGGTTGTGGTTTACCCTCAGCATCAGCTTGCACACCAAGTCTGCGGGCTTCCTGAATCATTGAAACAATAGTATGCTTGGTAAGATTACCAATCACATGATAGTATGCCTTCTCATCTACTTTTGCGAGAGTAGGCAGATAGTCATCTACAATCTTGTAGAATCCATTAGGATTAGTTTCCCGAACAGCTTTGAGAACTGTTTCGGTAGAACCAGACATTAAATCACTCTCGAATCTATCGAGAACCTGTGATTTTTCTACTGCTGTTTTTGCATCTTCAATAGTGGGTAGAAGTTCTGTAAATTGCTGTTCACGATAGTATGCCTTTTCAAGATATGGAAAATCCTTGAAAAGACTTGGATATTTCTTGAGGATTTCCTTACGACGAACAGGTGTTACAAGTTCCAACTGTTCTTCGCTTGGAGGTTCAATTTCTTCCTCAAGCTCTTTTAATTCGTCAGCTTCTTCTATTTCTTCTTCATCTTCCCCGGATTCCCTATCATCTTCGTCAGGAATCTGAGTTTCTTCCTTATCTTTCTCCTTACCTTTCTCCTTATCCTTATCTTTTCCTTTTTCTTTACCTTCTTCAAGGTCAATAACTTCTTCCTTGTTATCGTCCTCACCAAGAAAGTTAATCATGTCCTCTTTGGACATATCTCCACCGCCACCAATAGTGGTAGAACTTCCACCACCACCAGTTCCGGTAGGAGCGTCAGGACTGAATAGGAGTTTAGGCAAGTTAAACAGTTGCAACATTTTCTTCTCCAGTTATGGGTGCTTCTTTAGTTTTCTTCTCGTTGGGTTTCTCCCCCGGAGTTGCACCTTTTTCCGGTGGAGCACCTTGCATCATCATTTGTTGCATCATACGCTGCTGTTGCAACATTTGATACATTTTGCCGTATAACAAGACATTACGATAACCGGATTCATTATCGATTTTTGCTTGTCTACCAGCTTCACTTCTAACCCATTTCCTAACAATCTCGAACCCAATTTCAGGGTCCGCATAATCTTGGTCAACTTCAATAGATGGCATTTCTGGCATCATTGGGTCGCCAGTAGGAATAGGTTCAGAGTTTAGCAGTAGTTTAATATCATCATATGTTGCTTCAACGTCAGCCTCACCCGGAACAAAGAAATCTGTGAGGCCAATTGCTTCCCGAATTACCGGCAGATTCTCAGGACTTCCGAGAATCGCTAGAATTTCAGGATTTGCAGACTGTAAAAGCTGCATGATAATGTCTTTTTGTTGGGACCAAGTCATTGGAAGATTTTCGTTAGCTTCCAATTCTACTTTCCCAATCTTACCTTCCATTTCAGCTTTACGAATGAATACATTGACGAAAGAACCATCTTTTCGGCGCTGAACATCACGTTCATCTTCATGTGTTTCTTCGATGAACATGGGAATAGCTTTTCCGAAAATTTGCTTCCACCATGTAGTCAGCATTTTCCAAGTATTCTGTAGTCTCTGTAACGCTTGCGCGCGAGACATAGAATATTCTGATGCTGTTCCGCCACCTGCTACAGCACCACCGAATAGTGATGGAAGTGCGCCTGATACTAATTGCGCGAGAGTTTGGATATTCTGTGCAAATGGCATAACCTCTGGTGAGAGATCAGCCGTTTTAACTTCATGGAATGCATCTCCGATACTTTTGCCCGACTTAGGCGTTGCCTCATATATACCACCCGGTGTCGATTCCATTTGGCGGTATGCATTGAAGTTTAATACGCCAGGGTCCGCAAAAGTCTGACCTATTCCATGCTCAATAGTTTGAAGTATAAGTGAAATGAGGTCATTTGTAATTTCTTGAATACTGACGAGTAATAGACCAAGCGGGTCAAAGTGTATGTAATCTGATAGAGGATTGTGAGTAAGAGTCCAACAATCATCTAATGCCTCATTACAGGCTTCTGCAAATTCATCGTTAACTAGAACTACTTTCGCACCATTGGGATATTTTTTCTTAAGAAGGTCAACATCCTCTTTAGCACCAAGTATGTTGAATGCAGACGGGCGAAGCCAACAATTACGAATAGTAACAGTATTGAGGGGGTATTCACCTTGGTATTGCGGCGATAACCTACCCCACTGTTCATATGGGTCACGCGGTCCCGTCGCCGCTGCAATTTTCTTTGCAGTAAGCGCATTTTTTCCATGTAAATGCGCGTATCTTTCGATTGCGAGGGCATAGTGTGTTTCATACGCGTATATTAGATAAGGAGTATCAGCCTGTTTCATTGCATAGTTGGCTACCTTAACGTATAGCCCACCATATACTTCAAGACAGACTCTAGTTTTTGGCTCCTGTGTAACTCCTACAAGTCTGGTTACAACTAATGTTTCTCGTTGTAACTCGGGAGCAATTTGCATTAAACAAGCGGGGCACAAATCTTCCTCGTTGTTTTGAAGTTCATCCTGAATAATGATATCTTCATTATCAGGAGCATACTTATCTCGATTTAACTCAGCTTTAGCCTTCAATGCATCCAATTGAGGTTGCATTTCAGGTGTAATTACTTCGTCATTAATTTCAAACCCACAATTAGGACAACGAGTATATTGATGTTGTTCATCAACACTCTCGTAATTCTTTTTCTCGTAGGTTCCGTATTTCTCATCTGACTTCGGATATGAGTAGCACGCTACCATACCCTCAGTGCAATAAATAAACAAAGCATGAAGCCACAACAAAGGCACATCGTTGTGACGATATACCAGTTGGGCAATTTTATCACCAGCCTTTGCGGTAGATAAGTCAAGAGTGCTATCAGCGTCATCAGGGAAACACTTGATAGGAGGAACAGTAACACTAAGAGCAGCAATAATGGATTCGAGATAAGCTCTGAATACGTTAATGGGTTTATCATAGTAGGATTGGTCTGTATCATCCCCTTCTGTTTCATCCCATATACGCCAATCGTGAGCTACCTCGGAATACCATGCCTTCTGGAAGCCTTCCCAGAATAATTTCAGTCTACGCCATGTGCGAATTTGACGTTCGCGCACAGCCATATCTTCCTTATCGAAGTGGTCTACTACTTCTTTAAGGAGACGCTGAATATTATCTTCTGGGATATTGTGCGACATTAGTATCCCTGCTGACCCCTATTTCCAAGCATTTGTGAATACATTTGCCAAAATGGCATCATTTGCATCATCATTTGCATGGGGTCGCCCATACCCATATTCTGTTGGGGTTGCTGTCTCTGAACAGGCATACCCTGTTGGTCTAAATGCTGATAATACAGCGATGGAGAAACACCGAATGCTCCCGGTCCATGCTGTCTATTCTGTAAACCTTGTGTGGCAGGATTACCCATACCACCAGAAGCTTTGAATTCCATCATTCTACGAAAGTTAGGGTCAACTACACCACCAGCGCCGCCTACTCTGCGACGTTGCTGCTGTTGTGGCTGTTGCATGAATGATGGACCTTGCACCATGCCCTGTCCACCACCATAACCCCCACCAAATCCACCACCCATAGGAGGACGCATCATACTTTGCATCCCACCCCCACCCATCGGTCCCATAGGTAGAAGATTACCCCTACCGGGTCCGGAACTATCTACCTGACCCCCTAATGGAAGAAATCCACCAGGATGTGAAGTAGCAGTTTGATATCGTGGTGCAGTAGGTGGAGCACCACTTCCGGGACCATGAGAACTTACTCCACCACCCCATTCACGTCTGACTGGTGGAAGTGATTGTGGATTAAATCCGCCACCTACATTAATCATTTCTTTGCTCCCTGCAATTTTTTCAATGCAGCAGAAGAAGGCCCAGTTTCTACTTTTGGTGGAGTGTATTTAGGATGTAGTGCGTAATCCCTTCCACCTGTAATTGGGTCTACATAATTAGGAGTTTTCAAACGCCGCGCTCTATCGCGTTCTGTTTGATATGCTTCTAATTCATGTGAACGCCAATAATAAGGATTATTCAGATTGCTAGTAGCGGGAATTCCTTCCGGAACATTCCCACGATTAAAAAGCATCTCACCTATCTTTTGATACCAAGGCATATCTTGCATTTGCTTGGTATGTGTCATCTCGTGAGCAATAACTTGTTCTTTATCGAATTGGTCCATTCCCCCCATCATTTCAGGGTTATAAATCATGTTTCCAGACCAAGGATTGGAAACAGCATTAGCTCCACGTGGAGTAAATATTTTAGATAACATTGAAGAACTAGAAGGAGACACAGATATCTTCTTTACACCGGGCATCTCCTTAGAAACTTTGGAGTATGCACGCTGCATGGACTCATCCATGACTTTATTTTTATCCTGCGGCTTGTCCTTCTCGTTCTTGTTCGGCAATTTTTAACTCTTTTTCCAAATCTTCAGTTGAAACCTTTGCAATTTCAGAATCTGGCTTTGCAGCGTCTCTTAATCTCTGAGCTTTAACTCTATCTTCCTGCTCAAGCAATTGTCTACGCACATTCCAAGGAATACTGCGTGGCCTTGTAATCTGTGGAGCCTCAGCAGGTTTAGGTTCTGGCTCAGGTTCCTTTAATAGTTTGTTAAGTAGTTGTGTTTTCTCGTAATTTGAAAACTCAAGTTGTTGTCGAAGGGTTTCACAAGACTGACAAACCTTTTCTTCGACTACAACTTCATTCTTCAACTTACGAGAGTTGTATTTAATTTCTAAATATTCACGATACCAATCTAGTAGGAACATTATGCCCTTCTCCTTCTATGAAATCGACTCACCACTTGCATTTTCTTTGATGCGTCGATTGCATGCATATTTCGATAGTATGCTGTGAAATCTTGTGTTGCTTGTAATTTCCTTGTAATTTCTTCTTGTTTCTGAATTCTCTCGAACTCAGTTACAGATTCCTCGAAATATCTTTCAGCCTTATCACAGGCGTAACGAACATCATCGTAAGGGTCATCACCATCGAATTCTGCTACGTCTTCTGCTGGTTTACCTGATGATGCCTTCTTATCGTAAGAACATGCCTTGATTGAATCAATCATAATAGGACAACAATTCGGATGCCCATCATGATTAGTTTCTTCACAACAGAAAATCTGAAACTTAGGTAAATTAGTTTCAGGTTCTGGTGGGTCGAACAGTGAAAGATATGCTTTGTAGTCGAGAAGCCCCTTATTTCTGAGAAGCCACATGGCATATTCCTCAGAATATATTGGCATATCTTGTTGTGGAATTACCGGCTTCGGTTTCCACCTAAGATATTCATGTAGTAACAATTTTCCTGCTACACGCGACCCAGGAGAATTGTTTGATAGTTCTATCGGTCTTCCAATAGCTGATTCAATCTGTTGCTGAATAGTATGTTCTTGTCCTCGCTCCTGACTAACTGATTTACACCATGCTAGGATTCGCGGTTGTTCTCTTTCCGCAATATCTCTAACTTCTGGTGCCCATTCTTCAATTTTAGTCTTGAGCCAGTAAAGTTCTTTATATAGATATAATCGCTTCTGGGGAGATATTGCATAGAAGCCTACATAGTTCATGGCGGCAAATCCCCAATCCCCGATAATCATACGGGGCCACCATGAAGGAATTTCAAATGGAGGAACTACGTGTAAAGCATTATCAGGCTCATCAGGATAATGTTTATCACGGAATTCATCAAAAACCTGTCCCTGATATGCATCCCAATCACCGAACTTCCTAGCTTTCCGCTCAGCCTCAGACGGTATACCATCAAGACGTGCAGAATAGTCAGGGTCAGCGTTAGGGTTATCAGCAACGGTCGCATGAATGTAAATTCGCTTTACGTTCCCTTTACCAAGAATGATTTTCCCACCTTCTGGTGCAGGTGCAACAAATCGCTTCTTAGTAAATGTATGTCCAATTCCGCCCGGCATTCCTGCCGCACGAATTATTGCTGGAATATTTGCAGGGTCACTACTTCTAACGCGAGTAAAACCAATATAGAGATAAATATACTCAGTAAAGGAAGTAAGCTCGTCTGGAGTAAAGAGATTAATCTCCATCGAGTCATATTTATGAACGTCATTTTCTTCCTCGCAATGTCCAAGGAATATCATTGCACCAGCATTACTCATACCAGTGCCACCAAATTGGTCCATACGTGGAAACGTCCACGCCATGTCCGTCTTATTAAAAGTAGCCCCGAACTTCGGGTAAATTTCTCGACTGCGAGGAACTATCTCATTTCTAAGTTCTGGAAAAGTCCGACGCATGAATACTTGTTTGAACTTAGCATTTTCATGCCACCTATGGATTAATCCATATACAAGTAAAACGTCAGACTTTCCGGAAGCGTTACCGCCACCGTAGAATCCTTCGAATATTGAAGTAGGAAGTGATAGAAACTGTTCCTGCTTCTTATTGGGTTTCCAGAACCCTTTATCAAATGCCATCTTACTAGACTGTTCCTTTATTTCTGGAGAGGGAATACAGTTTAGTTTTGCCCCAAGTGCAAAAGGGACAGCAGCGAATCTTTGTAATAGTTCTCTACGAGTAAGCATGTAATCACTCTGATTATTACGCCAGTCACAAAGACCTGCGCGGTATATATTCTGAATTGCCGTTTAGCAATTCGTTCGAGTAGTTGTTCGTATACTACCCAAGTAGCCATCACTGAGTTGGCGGAGTTACTTTCAAATCTCGAAACTTCTGAATTCCATTAACTAGTGTCTTAGCAGCAGTAATGTATTCTTCGACTAGTGGCTTGATACCTTCTTCTCTCAGTAAATCCTTACCGAAAGTTTGTTCCAAACCTTGAACTAGTGGTGCTGCTAAATCAATAGCAGTTTCAATCTTTTCCTGTTTAGTTGCTACGGCTCCGATTTTCTGGACAACCGCCATCGCCAGATTGATGATATTGAGAATCTGGAAAACGTCGATTTTCTTCATGCTATGTTCCCCTGTAAAATGTAGCCAACCATCGTATCTTTACGACCTTCGAGTTCCAATTTCAATCCATCACCTACAATTGCTGTCTGTGTGGAGAAATCTCGAACGTCGCACACTTTAATGTTAGAATCCCATCTCGCGGTTCCACAATTTGTGATACCTTCGTCAGATGGATTCTTGACACCATTTAGTATTTCAACAAATTTATGACCACTAACACAGGCGTAATTCTTATTAACACTACCCGGTCCATTGCCTTCCCAGAATCCACCGTTAGGATGATTAACTCGTGGGTCAAGAGGTAATGGATGATTAGAACGGCCATTGTTTACAACTTGCCAGTTCTCAATGCCCTGTGGTAGTGCTTCATCGACCCTTCGCACATGCTTCATAATATTATCGATATCTGGAACTTCCCACATATTACGTGGTCTACCATGTGCAGGGTCTTCAATACCTGTCACACCTTGACCTACATGTAATACGTAAAATGCTCCAGAGCAGACAATACCTGTAGCACGAGCCATAGCTAGTCGGAGAGGATTACTATCTTCTGCTACTGATGATTGTGGTCCCTGAGGTTCATTATTGGATGTGATTTTAGGAAATTCCTTCAAATCATATCCCTGACGAACATGGGACCATTTGTTATCGTGTGTTGACCTACGCGTATGAACAGTATACATGTTAACATCAGCCATCTGGCCGAGATTAACCATGCTACTATATGAACCATCAGGATGGCTTAATGCAACTAGATTCGGAGTGTTAGCACGTAGATATCTACCAACATCCACCAAGTCAGCAGGAGTAATCTTATCGAGTTTGCCATATTCATTACAGACTTCATAATGAATAATTTTAGACTCTACGCCCGTTAGAGCGTTTTTGACTTTCTGTTCAAATCCACGATGGTCTGCATACTTACCACCAACCAATGTTAACTCAGTTCTGAGTCCATACTGGTCATAGGCAGTATCCACAAACTCACGTAGAATGTTCTCATAATCAGGCCATGATGGAAGGATACTCCGACCCTCCCAATTCACTTCCCCTAGTATTCTAAGATAATCGAAATGGTATTGTTTCAACCATTCTAAATGCTCATGCACTCTATCACGTTCAAACTTCCAACCATATAGACCCCAGAAGAATGTGAGTCCTAATGGATGAAATAATCCACCATCATCGACAGCGCATCTACCATCGGCTCTAACTAATCCTTTCCTCATACCAGGAACAGGAATAGGAGCTTCTAATGGGATACGCTCAAAATCTTCCCATCCACCTTGATTTAATGTCTGTTGGATAGGTATATCCGGAAGGTCTAGCCTCGCGGTTAGGAAAGTATCATGATGGGTTTTAATCTTTCTATCAACCCAACGGAATCTTTCCCACGGACCAACTTCAGTTCTATTAGTTGAGATACTGAGTTTGTCATCCTCAGTACATACGTAGTGACCTGAATAGGTTTGTAATGCAAAACCACCATCAGGTAATGGCAATTCTTTGAATTCTTCCCAAATATTCTGAACTGCACGATTAGCTACTAAAGACACACCATTATCGTAGTAAATGCCGCCACCTAACTCGGCACATACATACAATTGATTGTGAGCCTTTAGTGCTATCTTCATGTTACTAAACAGGAACTATTCGAACCAACGCGCCACCAGCAGCTGTAGCACGTAGAAATCCACCTGCTAGTTCTGCCATTCCATCAGTCAATGTGACTGCTACGTTTGTTGCGAAAGTAGGGTCATTTGACTGTTGTAATGCTGGCGCGGCTGAATTCGTAAACAATCGAACTTTACGTGCCGGAAGTGCGAATACTATATTCTGCGCCATCGTCACGAAAGTTCCCAACGAAATTAATTCTGTTGGCATTAACTTCCCCCTGATACTCTAGGTATTTGCCTGCGTTCTGTTCTTTCTTCGATTAGTGTGGAAAGTCTTTCAAATTCAGCTTTCATATTAGTTAAGATATCCGATATTTCACGCATATCATCTCTCATTGTCCAGCGCCATTTTTCTAACGCTTCAACTCGTGCAGACAATTGTCCCATCCTAAATATTACGGTGGACAGGAAGACAGAGAAAGATAGTATGACACCTAATGCAGCCCAGGAAAATGGCCCCAATTCATTTATTCCTTTGCGGTTACAACGTCGTAATGTTCTTCTTTTCTGAATTGGGGAGAGTAAAATACGAATGTAGGACCAGTATTCGCCGGAGTTTTTGGACCCTCTGGCTCCATATGTTTGAAGACTACTGACATATCCTTGGCGATACTAGCTAAATCTCTAACTTTAGCCTCGCCAAGCTTCTCATCAGTAATATGGTGAAGGGCACGCATAAGTTTCATACGCGCCCTTTTACCAATCTTCTCTTTTGCTTTATTTATGTTGGAGGCGTTTGGACGCTCATCATATGATGCTGTAGATGTTGCACCAACATTATATGCTGAGGCTGAAGATGGTGAGATACCAAACTGTCTTGCTAATTCTACAGCTTGGTCCCTGCCTTCCGTGACGGCAGTTTCACCTATTACTTTGCGTAGACTGTCAGGAACATTGACGTTACCGACACCCCTACCCTTAGCGGGCATATCTACAACTTCACCAGTTACCGGAACTGAATTCGATACCTCACGTGGTTTATCAGGATTAACTTTCGTTAATTCCTTATCGAACTCAGTATCCGAAACTATTCCCATTGCCATGAGGGTTACTCAGTAATGGGAGGAAATTGTGCAGCCTCGCGCTGAGCCTGCATAAGTTCATCATGTGCTTTCGCACAAGTTTCGTTAGCTTTTGTCAAAGCTTCCGACTTCTGATGAACTTTCTCATCAGCTTTCTTCCGCTCAGCTACTACATCTACTTCCCTTTTTACAGGAGTAGACTTCGCAGCCGGTGGAATACTTACAGGGGGTGCCGGTGGTTTTGGTGTAGTATTTACACCAGCCGCCGCATCCGGTGAAACTAGAGGTTTTTCAGGGTCTGGCATTTCACTGTCTCCTTGTTATGTAAACCACTTACCTTTATGACCTAGTGGTTTACGAAAACCGAACCAAGGCTTAAGTATTGGACAATGTAGTATGAATGCTACCACACCGCCCAATACTATTAACCCTAGTAACATATTACGAGATAGTGAAATTGTAGTTGTTACCAGATACCACGCACGTAACTGTGGTAACTCCAGTGAGGTCGAAATCTTTCATTGGAGGAGAATTGGTATCTCCACCATCGAACAGTTGCAAAATCTTTCTGTCCGGAAGAAACAGAATACCAGGCTTGCCACTAAATACGGCAGCAGTATTCTGCTTGTCTGGACCAGACTTCGCAGTAATTGTGAGATTGACTGGCATACTGTCTCCTTTTTCCGATTCTGGCTTCCTCGATGATGTTCGACTGAGTATCGAATTAATAATATTAATTCAAATTTCAGTCGGCTCTCTCAGCATCCAGACTACCACATATAGGTCTGAAAGTCAAATCTATCAGGATTATATATTATTTTTGGGATGAGAAAATAGGTTCTTACAATAAGGAGTCTCTTTATACTTTTATTGTCCTAAGACATTTAATCGCTATGGGCCGCAAGAATCGTGCCAAGATGGGACCACTACAGGATGCGTATACCGGTATATGCCACCCCTACATATGGTGTGAAAATAAATGTCACTTGTAAGTCCTTTGTTTTCAATAGGTTGCCAAAATATGTCATATGATATGACAACCATTGTCACCTGCGCCTTCGCCTACGAGATATGTAAGTCGTTGATTCTACAGGGGTTATGGGACTTCCGGAAGCGAAACCCTACCGTTATAGACTTGGTATGCGTTATGCTTTATATACTGGTATGGACGGCCCGACACAAGGGGCCGAAACAACCCGGAAAGGCAGGTGAGAGTAGAAAATAGGTGTTGACAAACGGCCCGACTTGTGGTAAGCTGTCTCTACTGATGGAGCATTCCGCTCCTGACTGAAGGAGACTTATGAAAACACTAGTCGGCAAGTTCACCTTCGCCATTCCTGAGGGTCATCCGCAGGCAGGCGAAAAAATCGAAAAGGCTTTTGAATATTCTCAGACTGAGAATGATTCGGAAGCTTCCGGAGTAATGACCGAAAAGAAGTGGTCACTTTCCGGAATGGTGAACGATGTTCTCAAGGCGAACGCGCGCAGCAATGCGTATCAGGCAGCCTTGCTTCCGTATCGTCCATCGGAAGTGTCGCCTGAGGATATCAAGGAGCGGATGATTCGAGATTACATCCGCCTTGGTATTCCGGAAGATACTGCACGCAAGCAAGTCGAAGCTTTGCTGGCAGCGTCGGCCGCGTCGGAGTAATACCACGGGGGAAGGACTGCAAACTTCCCCCACTTTCAAGGAGTATAACTATGTCGAAGTATTATCAGGCGTATATCGCGTGCGCCGATTACTACAAAGAACGTCGCACTGTCGGAGCGTTACTTCTATTGTGGAACGCTGAGATACTGTATGCAGATTACCTGCGAGGTATCGCCCGGTAATACCGGGTATTTCCCACCTATTGCTATTCGCACCTATTAATCATACTATTTATAATATTATTATACTGTAATGGTATTTTCGCCCTCCCGCGAAAGTCTCGCCACAATCGAATATGAGCGCGTCGGTTTAGCCTCCGGCCACTCAGGTATTCCCCACGCAAAAT